TGTCTTTATTTATCGACGCACCCGGAATAATGCCTAACCAATACGTCTCCCCTTGCCACAATTGGCCGTAAGGGTTTTCTCCAGCAAAGTGCGATACGATGCGAGGATCATGGGGCATGATTTATACTCAGATGCGAGAGTGTGGCTCGTTTTAGTTCGGAGCTAGAACTCATTGCTTGTTTTAGTTCGAAGCATAGAACCTGCTCATTACTGTTCGGAGTCCCAATATGTTACCAAAGCACGAACCACTGGAACTGGATCTTTAGCAGTGGTAGTGATAGTGTTGAGTGTGCCTGTTGCTGAAATACCGTAAAATATTTGTGCAGCTGGTGGATAAAGAATACCTGCTGCGGCTCTATGAGCATAAGAGCCTTCATCAACGACTTGTATACCAGTTTTAAAGTCATTGAGAACAACCTTATAATCTCCTGGTGCAGCATATGCTGCGACCTTCTCAATAATAAAGTTAGGTTTAGATGGACCAAGTTTAGTGATCCTATTACGGTATGACCCAACCGTCAATGTGTAAATCCCGGACTCTTCACTTGAAAGATCAATGTCAATCCAAGTAGTTTTCCGAGGATTACCAATGACGGTGACTGGGGTAACGGGTGGTGTATATGGTATAGGGACTGGTGAGTTGGCATAAGGAATGAGATTAGATCCCATTGTCCTGCCACGTCCCCTACGTGATCTCATGGTTCTCCGATTATTATTAATGCGCTTATTCATGTTGTTGAAATATTAATACGCATTACCACCCGGCTGCATTTAACGTCAGCAGCTAGACGTGTAACCAAATTCCGCG